GTGCGGTCTCCCGTGCCGTAGCCAGTAGTGGGTGCGCGCTCTGTGGAGGCGCTGGGTCTTTCGGGCGTGCGGGCAAGCTCGCTAAGGTCGGGGCGTTCCGCCTGTAACGCGGCGTAATCAGCCCTTCGTGTAGCGCCCTCCTCAGAGGTGTCCGTTGTACCGGCGGCAAGTGCTCTTGCTATGTCAGAAGCGTATATCGGGTTTCCCAGCTCGTCGTAGGTCACCACTTCGTCTTCGTCACGCCCGCCCGCTGTGGGCAAACCTCCATTCTGGAACCCCTGTACTTCTCCACCAGCAGCCATACCTTGGCCGCTCATCTGCATGTGAGCACGGGCTATAGTCTCAGGATCAAAGGTGCTTTGGATTTCGCGCAGGCGCTGCTGCAGCTGCGCTTTCTGCTCGGGGGTACCGGCGTTCTGTACTGCTGCCATGATGGCTCGGTACTGCGCTGTGTAACGCTGTATGTCTGCATCCGCAGCACCGCCCTCGGCGTAGCCTACAATGCCACCACCGGCCATACCGGCCATGTTAGGTGCAGGCAGCTGCGCCAGTCCGCCAGTCATAGCTTGTTGCGCCTGAGCGGCACCCATACGGCTGCCTTGTTGTTGGAGTCCCGGAGCCAAACGGGAAGCAAGCCCCATAATACCCTGCTGTGCGGCAAGCTTTGTGCGCTCAGCCACAGTCGGAGGGGTAGGAGTGGGTTGTGACGCAGCCATAAGCTGGTCAGCGGCCTGCATAGCGGCTACAGCATCTTTGTATTTGATAAGCGCCAATGTGCGCGGGTCGAGCACCTGCTCTTCCGCATCGCTGGTTACGACATCCATCGCCGCTGCCATCCGCACCGGGTTCTCAGGAGCTTGCCCTGCGGGCTGTTGCGGCATCAATGCGCCTAGACCTTGTTGCATCATGGTGTAGTGCTCCTGTTACTCAGCCAATGGCTTTTTTAATTGGATTTTTGGCATCAGCGGCGGCTTTGGCATCAGCGGCGGCTGTGTTTGCACCAAGTAACCCAGCGTCGCGCAACATACTTATAATGTCACTACTCGTACTGGTCAGCGCCTGCAGTCCGCTCGGCTCCGAATAAGAGTACGTCTGAGTTTCCAGAGGTAGCCCGCCCCCCAACAGTGACTGCATGAACTTTAGCTGCTGCATCGGGTAGTCGCGTTCTTGCTCGAACTGGGCGATGTCCGCAAGGATACCCTGCTGCTCAATCGCACGCTGCTCGGTGCCACCAGCACGCTGCGCTCCCAGTACATCGAGGCCGTAACGCTGCGCTTGCCCCGCCGCTGCCATTTCCCGAGCCTGCTCGGTGTTGAACTGATCCTGCGCTTGCTGAAACGCTTGGTTATACCCAGTACCAGTGATTCCCGCCATGCGGTCCAACAACCCGCGTTGAAGTTCGGCTTCCGCTACCCCCTGACGTGACCCGCCATAAGCACCGGCTCTGCCGTACTGGCTCTGCAACTGTTGCTGTTGAATCTCACTTTGTCTACGTGCAGCGGCGTATTGGGGGTCTAAGACCGACTGCAGGTACGGGGTCATGTACTGCTGTACGACGTTGTTTGACGCAGGTGTGTAGGCTCCCGGCTGTCCCGCAGCTGTTTGAGCCGCAGTGGGTGGAGCGTACGCCGCGCCAGTAAAAGACATTGGGTTGTACGTCGTGCCGGTCGGGGTTTGCAGCGCACCCAGCCCTTGGTAGGCTTGTGTTTGCAACGCGGACGGCCCCGCGGTCAGGGGACCGCCATATGCCGTGTAGGGCATATCAGCCACCGCCGCGCCACGTCCCAGCATCTGAGTAACGTACGGCCCCGCATAACTGGAAAGGGAGGACTCTTCTGCTGTGGCCATGCTCTCTACCTCACGTGGGGAGATACTTATTCGGGTTAATGTTACGCCCTTGCTCTTTACGCCCTGTGCGGGCTTGGCGTATACGGTCCATCATAGCGTAGAGCTGTTTCGCGCCAGCATCGGAATTGCCGTTACCAAGGTGGCTAACAACATCTGCGGGGATTACAAACTCACCGTCGCTAAGCGCAGCGGGTTCTGTATTCTCAATAGTAGCAGGAATCTCATCCGCCATGCCATCTGTTGCACCGCCCAAGTAGTAGCCGCGGGATTGTGGCAGTGAAGCGAGTCCGCCTTGAGCAAATGCACGCGTTCCGCCAAGCTGTTGGTAACGGGCAAGCACTTCCTCCGGAGCATACCCTCTGGCAGCGTAGTACTTTGCCACTTCCTGCGGCGTAGTCTGCCCGCGGTTAAGTAGCTCAAAAACTAAAGACTCTTCGGTCGCTTTGTAGCCGGGATACAACTTGTTAATCTCAGTCGCGGCAGTAGCGGGCGTGTACTTACCTTGTCGAATTTGGTCAGCAACGGTGGCCGCCGCTCGAGCTTCTGCGCCCTGCGTTCCGCTTATCAGTTGGTTCACGCCTGTAACGCCAGCCAACTCTTTTATTTTAAGGTCTGTGGCTAATTTACCAACATCGTACCCACTGCTTCTTAAAGTTAGAAGATCGTTGTCGGTAAGGGTTTTACCACCTAAGTACGGCTTAATAAAGGCATTGTAGGGGGCCGCTGCCGCTGCCGCATCCGCGTCGGCTTTTGTTTTTGCTGCTGCCGCTGCCGCATCCGCGTCGGCTTTTGCTTTAGCACCCGCAATCGCTTTATTCAGGTCTAGCTGGGCAGCTGCTTTAGCCGCTGCTTGCTCCGGCGTATCTCTCATCGCCATATCTAAAACACCCAACCCTTCGGTGTCTTCTCCGCCCAACCCCCCAGTTCCAAACAGACTACTAAACAACTTATTAGCCTGAGTTGCCGTTAACGCGTTGTACACACCCTGCGAAGGCGTAGCCCCCGCCATTATTTTCCCAGTCGGAGTATAGGTTGTATCGGTAAAATAGCGGCGCCCACCACTGCCCGGACGGCGGGGTTCGCCTGTAGGAGTTGTAGTAGCAAAGGCGTTAGGAGCAAGACTACGCGCTACGTTGTATTCCGGGATACCGCCCATGTACCCAACGGGTTGTTGGGGGCGACCAAACATAAACTCGCCAACTGAGCTGTCGCGGTTTGTCGCGCCATATAAACCAGTCAACGCAGCCAACCCCCCAGCAACTTTTGTGGGGTCAACATTGCCTTTCCCGTCCTTAAAAAGGCCCCCGAAAAAATCAGTAACTGCGTTTCCCATGTCGTTACCCTCTAAGCAGACGAATCAGTTCGTCTACGCTATTAGCCCTGTTTACGCTACCGCCGCCATAATACGGGGTGCCTTGAGTATTGTCATCTTCACCAGCCAGTAAACGCAGTACGTTGGCAAGGGACATGTCGCCAATATCAAACACATCTTCAAGCGGCGTTACCCCGGCTTTCTCCGTCTTCATAGAGCGAATACCTTGCCCGTACAGTGGAGTAGCTGGAGTTCCCGGAGTTCCCGGAGTTCCCGGAGTTCCTGCTTTCCCGGTGCCGGGCTGTGTGGTCTTTACCGTTGTGTCCTCTCCCAGATCAACCGGGGTCAGGCTGCCAGTGACGATATCAACGGCGTCGGCTGCGCCAGTGACGATTGGTGAGTCGGCTGCGCCAGTGACGATTGGTGAGTCGGCTGCGCCAGTGACGATTGGTGAGTCGGCTGCGCCAGTGACGATTGGTGAGTCGGCTGCGCCAGTGATAATCTTGCCGCCGCCAAGAGTAGCGCCCGTGTCGTCTCTAACTACGCCCGTGCCACCGTCTCTAACTACGCCCTTCGTCTCCCCGGTAAGGTCTACGCCAAGACTGGTTGCAACTTCTGCCGCTTTGGCGTTAGCGTTGTTAAGAACCGTATCCAATTCTCCCCCGATAGCGGCAGCGGCAGCGGGGCTAGCCCCCGTTTGCTCAAGAATAATCTTAATGACCTCGTCTCTTATGCTGCCGGACTCTAGCCCACCCTGCCTGCCAAGCACCGAGTTAATGGCTTGGTCTAGAATCGAGATGCCGGTCGTTATTCCCACATTGGTGTTTGAACTAGGCAGGTTGCCAGCTTGTATAACAGGAGACCCGGATGGAGGGGTGCCAAACACGATAGTCGCTTTTCCGGTTCTGGGGTTGAGCACTATTTGCGCTTGATCGTAAAACGGCAAAAACTCTTTAATTTGAGCAAGCAGTGCGTCCGCAGCCGATTTAGCCGCGTCCACTGCTGTTGTTGCCACGCCTTTTGCGCCACCAAGGATGCTACCCAAGAGGCTTTCGTCGGTTTGAGCTGCAGGGGGTGTGGCTGTAGCAGTGAGCTGGGAATACGGGTCAAGGGCAGCGCCGCCAAATTGTCTTGCCATAGCGGTGTTAGCGGTTAGGGACTGCAATCGGTCCGCAATTTGTTCCGCAGACTCGCTTGGATAAGCCGAAGCCAACATGTTAAATACGGATTGGTCACTTTGAAAGCTACCACTTGGGTCAAACACAGTCGACATGCGGTCCGCGTCATACTCGGTTCCAAATGCGGGCATATCAGGAAAAAAGTCACGATACCCAACATAGCCCGTTTTAAGCGGCCCTGTTGGCATTATGCCGTCAATTTTACCGTCGGTATTCACTGGCATGGTTTACCTCAAGGAAGCACGGGTAGTATCGCAGGTAGCGCGGAAACAAAACTTACTGCTACGACAGCTGAAGCTATCCCCGGGTGTGGAGACGTTGCGGCAACAAAATCAAGCTGCAAAGCAGTGCTGTCTGCGGCTATCATTATCTGGATATACTGCTCTGCCTGCAAATCAATGTTAAAGCTCCAGTTACTTACCAGAACCCGATATGCTGTACTCCCGCGCAGAATACCCAACGTTAGTGCCGTTTCTCCTGAGCCACACGTACAATATCTTGTTACTACCCGACGTACTGCGCAGCTGCCCGGTGAACTGGAAGTTGTAGATACCCGAGTTAGCCACCGTGATCTCGGAGGTAGTAACGCCCTTTATGCTTATACCAGAATTGAGATAAGTCTGATTGAACCGCACCGGCTGCGCGGTGTTAATTACCGCAATTGCTTGATCCCCGGTATCGAAAAACAACCCGTTCGGGCTACTTATAAACACGCCGCCCGTATCGCCGGTGAGCAGGTTCAACGTGTTAGCTATCTGGTTAAAGAACAGACGCAGGATGTTGTTCAAGTCATCCAAGTACATGCGTATCGGGTTCTGCTGGGGAGCTACGGGCAGGGCAGGTGGCTGAACCTTTTTTATCTTGTTTGTGTTAGACATCAGCCCCTCCTGCCATCGGGGCGTATATCCAGTCTGGGTTTGCCGAGCTTCCACGTCACTCCAAGGCCAGTGGACTCGATCTTCACCGCTATCTGCCGACCACGTATGCGTACAAACACCTGCCCAGTAAACTCCTCAATCGGCACCGTAGTAATCCGCGTTATTGTACTGGTGCTGTTGCCACCAACGGAGAGCGGGTTGTAGTAGCCAGAGCCCGAGTTCTCCAAAGGCAGTATTGTCATCGTAGCCGACGGCGCGTCAGCGGTAGACCCCACAAAGGTCATGTCCGGCAGGATGCGGTTAATCAGCATAAATCTATCGCCGTCGTCGATATCAAACTCGCCGGAGGTAATCGTCGCCGTGATTGGGTTCGCTGTACCCAGCTCGTTGCAGTCAACGCCAAACTCTTGGAAAACTAGGTTGTTGCTGTAGGTAGCCGCTATGGGGTTATCGCGCAGGTCAGCGTCTATCCATGCCGAGCGGCTCAGTGTGCCGTAGTACCAGATGTTGTCGATGTAGTTGTACACCACGTACCGGTTGTTTTGCGTAGCTCCTGCCGACGGGTAGAACCACCACACCTCGTCAAACTGCTCGTTGGTGCCACACACCACCTGATTGAACTGTTCTTTGTTGATGTCGTTGAACACGTAGCTACGCACTGTGCAGGGGAGCGTCTTAACCGTACCGTCGTAATAGTAAAACTTGTCTATGCCCATCCAGTACGCAACATTGTTTGCGTAGCTCGTAGCATTCGGGCTTACCACGGTTATGTTAGCGCCAAGCAGCTGTGCACCCCACACTTCCGGAGCACCCAGATACTGCAGGCCGTACACGGCCGAGTCAGTCCACACCAGCACTTCTTGACGGGCTTGGCGTACAGCGACTATTTCGGTGCCTTGGGACAGACGTAGGCTACCTGCTTGGTTAAGTGCCGTCGGAGTCCAGTTAGCCACATCTTCTTGGTCAGACCAGCGGATCAGCATGGGGTCTAGCGGGGCGGCGCCCAGCTCGTTGGCACCGAAACAAAACGCAAACCGGAAGATGTCAGATACAAACGCAATGTTGGCTATCACCGGCACATCGGACGCTCCGCCCAATGACGATACATACACCGCTCTCGTGTTTACCCCAGTCGAAGCATCCCAGTAAAACGGAGCGCCGCCACGATACGTGAAGAACAAGTCCTCACCGAAGTTAGACTGACTCCATATCCGCATCGGGGCTAGTGTTACCCCGCCAAAGCCCCACGTACCAAAACCCCAGCGACCTGCACTCCACCCGGTAAAGGGCACTTCAATCTCGTTGCCTATAGGTATCTGGTAAGCCCCAACGACGGACGCTCCACCGTCTCCGGAGTCCGAAGAATTTGCCGTGGCTGTAGCTACAAATGTGTAGTTGTCGTCGTCGATG